TGGCATATATCCTTCTGGTCCATACCATGTTTTATTATTTGGCGTAGTTGCTCCACCAGGAGACCCACCACCACTACTGCCGCCACTACTGCTCGAACCGCGATTCTGATACGCTTCGCCATACATAGTGCTCATGTTTTTGTATGTGTAAACTTTACGGGCATCTTCTGCTTGTGTGCCAGTAAAACCCTGTCGTACCAAGGCCTCAATGATTTTGTCGTCAGTTAAACCTTCGTCAACAAATTTTTTCCATAGGTCTACGTATCCCAGGGGGTATACCCTGTTGTCGTAATAGGCCAACCTAGCATCGTTTTTGAATAATTGTTCAAGTGCAGCACCCTTGAGTCGCTCATCGTATGCAATGTACGTTGAAAACGTAGTCAAAAAGCCTTCGATTGTTGTTATCTCTTTGCCTTTCTCCTGCGTGCCTGTTCCGTCATAGAACCGCAACATTGTGTTTGCTGTTTTTCCAGCAGTTATATAGTTGGTCCATCGCTGAATTAATTCGCCTGCGCCGAATCTGTAGTCAGCGGCAGTTGCTTGTAGATTGCCCACCGTAACAACTGGGCCAGCGAGGTTGCCAATTTGGTTGGCATTAGAAACAACCCTGTTACGTATCATTGAGACTAGACCGCGGATTTTAAACTGTGGTTTTTGGCTAGTTTGACGCTCCTTCTCCACAGTTGAACAGGCGGTGTACGTTGCTTTTGCATTTCTTAGCATTTGCACTTTATAAAGATTTGCGTCGGCTTTGTTGGTGTCAACATAGGACAATACTTTTGTTACTGCTTCATATGAATCATTTTGTCCACAGAAAGTTGATACATTATCAGTCCTGCCAATAGAAATATAAACATATGTCCCTGATGTGGTTTCAAACCGCAAATAGTTGGTGTCTATGGCTTCTCTTTCGAACGTATTCACATCGGTTGAATTGCCTTGGTATCTATACCAAACAGTCGCATCTTGAAATAGTGTTTTGAACGCGGGTCGTAAATTAGTTATCTCATAATCAGTTTCAATGTATGTGTACCATACCTCGCTGCCATTTATGACCGTCTTATTTACTGGCGTTGTGTGAGGTTGTCGTAAGGTCATTGTCTATTTCCGTATTCGTATAGTGTTCTTTGCAATTCTGCCTGAATTTGCGGAATGGCTTCCTTTATTCCAATGCCATTTACGTTGAGATTTATTGTTATTGATTTTGCTGGTGCTTTGGATATATCCCCACCAGAATATGAGCCCATTTTTACTGCCGCTGTTGTGTCGCCCATTGGTCCAGGACCAGGAACAACGTGCAAATGTCTGTCGTGCAAACCACCGTGAAACTCTGCAAATCCACCATTGTTTTCAACTGCGGTTTTGTACATCCCAAGTTGATTTCCGATTAGGTCATATGCACGTCCAGTCACATGGTCGGAATTTAGTGAACCAAGTCTATTGGTTCGATAAGACGACGTAATTTTTCTCTTGCCAGAAATCATGGAATCAAGAGATTCGTGTCTGGCCAGGGTCCTACTCAAGCGCGAGCCAGTGGTGTCACCTATGCGCCCACCTCTTGGAGTTCTTGTATCTGGAATACCTGCAGCCGCAAAAACCTCAGTTAGTGCTTGTTTGCTCCACCATTCTGGTTTGTCAGCATCTTCACCAAAAAATTTTGCCATATCTTGGGTGACCTTCAATTGTGCGTCAAGCAAAACCCCCTCTTTGGCTAGATTGTCTTTGGCCATTGCGAAATCTGCTTCTAGTGCGCTCAACTCTTTATAACTACCGCCAGCAGCGCCCATACCAAATTCTCTTAGTAACGCGTCCATGCTGCCACCAAATTGTGACAAATTTCCCGAACTCAAAATATTGGTGAATCGTTCTTGGTCGTCAACGCTCATTCTGCCAAATTGTGTCCTAATAATTTCCAACTGGTCTGCGCTGGCAAATGCTTGTCCCTGGTTGCCCAAAATTGCTCCAATTTGCGGAGCCAAAGTCTCATCAAATATTCGATTACCAGCGGTTTGTATAAATCCCCTATTTCTTTGTCCCACTTCGCCAGAATGAAACTTTTGTCCCATTCCGAAAAGCGGATGCCCTGGTGTGGTGAAGGCAATTGAGTCTGCTGTCCCAATTTGACGCTGCATTTCAAAAAATGCTCTGGTTGTGTCACCGCCGTAATAATTTGAAAGTTGCTCGGTGTATGCACCAAATATATTTTTGGAATCTTCTGCGGTAACAGTTTTATCGGCTCTTCCCTTAAAATCTTCCATAAAATTCTTAATTATGTCATTGAGAATATGTGGGGCCTGCTCTTGCTTAATTAATGCGTCATAATGACTATCGAGAGTTTCAGCAAGGATTTGAGATACTGCCTGGTCAATCTGTTGTGCCGTTTTGACCATCAGTAGTCCAAGTCTACGAAGTTGCTCGGTAAAGTCAGCACTGGCGTCGGCGAGATTGACGTTCATTCTCTGCGCGAGGGCAATAATATCGGTTTCAGCCATTCCAGTCATTGACTCAATTGCATCCACTTTGCCCTTTATCATTAGTTCAGTATCGGCAAATGCTTCTGCGTATGCTTTTGCTTTTTTCTCAAGGTCAATCAAAAATTGCTGTTGTAAATCATCGTCAACTGCTTCGTCTCGCCTAAACCTTCGCTTCTTTTTTGTCGTCGTTAGTTTTAGGTATTCTGCTTCACTTATTGCCCCAGAAGCATAAAGGTCTGCGATTGCCTTCCCTCTTACTGCGCGGTCTTTCATATTTTGTTCTTTGGCCAAGTGTCCCTTGAACATACTTACGGTGCCAGCAATCAAACCCACAACTGGTGAAAGAATGACTCCCAAAGTGGCAGCAACTGCTCCAGGAATCGCGCCAATACCAGTTGCTCCCATTACACCACCTACCGTCAGTGAGCCCAAAGCAAAAGCGCCCATACCAACAAGAAAGGCCTGGGTAAAATTGCCTTTGTTTCCAACGTCTCGTTGTCCACCCTTGGCTGTCTTTTGCATACCCCTCATTCTTGCTGCTTGATTTCGCAGGGAATCATCAATTGTTGTGTCGCCGCCACGTTTTCCAGTGGCTGGATTAAATGTTTCTCGCGCTGCTGCTTCTGCGAGCGCCATGTTCACCATAAACGTTGCTTGCATTCTTGCAAAAGATTGAGTAACTATTCCTTGTGCCTGTTTTGCAACTATTGCAAGCGCAGTAGAACTGGACTTTATGGCACCCGCTATGAGTCCAATAGTTCCACCGATAAAGGCGCCCGCGGCGCCAAACTCACTACCTATTGTCGCACCAGCGACCGCCCCACCAAGACCTGCAGCCAAGGGGTCGCCACTTTTAAGAGCAAGAGTGCCACCAGCAACCCCAATACCCATCTTTGGGGAAAACATTGAAACCGTTCCAGCCAACGCCATTCCAGAAGCAATTTCCTGGTTATCTATTTTGTCCGACATTGTAGAAAATAGAATCGATGTCCCAAGGGCACCCATACCGCCAAACGGCTTGCGATAACCGCCTGCGTCTGCGTCGGCTTTTCGTTGTGCGAAGTAACCATAACCCCCCATCGCTGCCATTCCCCTAGAAAACATGCTGAACTTACCTGGACTTGCGTGTGGGTGTCCCTTGCCTGGTCTTACTCGATACGGAGCGCCAACACCTGAAGCCCTACCAGATGCAAGAGCGGGGGTAGGTGAACTTCTTCCACTTGGTGGTCGACCAGACAACAATCTTCCAGTCGCATGTCCCAACGCTCTTGAGAAATGACCAAGACCAGTTGTTGCTTTTGCGGTTGGTGTAACCATCGAATCAACACTTGCTGCCGCTCTTCCAGATGCAAGACCAAGACTTTCAACACCAGTCGCTGGTGCGGCTCCGCCCTTTGCTCCGCGACCAAGCATTCTTGCAATCAAACCTGCTGGGCCACCTTTTGCCAACGCTTCGGCAGCCGCTGGCCCCAAAACACCAGAACCAGCAGCAGCACCAGCCGCACCGCCAACAATGGCGCCCTTGGGCCCCCCGATTGCCATGCCCGCCCTGGCTCCAGAAATACCTCCTTTTATCGCACCAACAAGGTTGACATTGTTTGCTCTTACGTTCATCAGTTTTGTTACAAGTTCTCTGTCAACGAGTGTTCCACGTGTGGTTTTCAAACCTCTTGCTATCGCCATGAACATCATGAACGCATTACGATTGCCAAATATTCCGCTTATCATATTAAACATTTTCGTAAATTCTTCAACCATTAATCCAATTGCCTTTACGACCCTACTAATAAACGGAAGGTTTCTAATTAGAACTTTCTCAAATACTGTTAGCAATTGAAGAAGTTTTACTGTCGCATCTCCAACCGCAGTACCAAATTCCAACAATGCTGGTTTATTTCTCTGAATATCGCGATTAAATTCATTTGTTCGCGCTTTGATTTCATTCCAAACAGGCCGCCACGCTTTTCCAAAAGTCGCCTCGACCACCCGTGCACCGTCAATGAGTGGTCTTAACGCCTCGATTACATCTCCCCAACCCTTTTTAAAATTGTTCCACCATGCGCCAAGTCGACGGAACATGCCCTCTGAGGCTGGTAGGTAATCTCTTATTAGTTTCAAGTAAAAGTCAGACACCTTTTGGGTTGCATTGACAAGTGCATCAACAAAACCGCCACGTTTTTCCCAGCCAGTGACTGATGCTGTTGTTGCCGACATTGTCCTTGTAAATATTCTGTAGATTTTCTCAAAACCAACTTTTGCTTCTGGCAAAAATTGATTTCCAAAATCAGCAAACTTAACCCTTATCAAGTTAAAATACTTTTTTAGTTGTCCAATCAACGTATTATTTACAGCATCAAACTGACCCGTCACGCCACCAAGTTGTGCAAGCGTGCCATCTTGAATGGCCTTCAAAAATTCTTCTTTGGTATCTATCCCCTTTTTCTTTGCTTCCTCCATCGCTTTTTCCATTGCTGGTCCAAGTTCTTTTGCTGCGGCGGTAACGGCTCCAAAACCCTTCTTTTTGTCCTGAAGAGCAACGACAAGGGCTGCTGCCTTTTGTAATCCTTCCTCTACTGGCTGTCCAGCCGCAGCAAAGTCCGTCAGCCCCCTAAGGATTGCCTTACTTGCTCCATTGTAGCCAGTCTTTGACTTTGCAATTTCTCCATAGACCTTAGAAAGTGCTTCCGCACCAGCACCAGCCAGTTTTGTGTCAGCCTGAAGACCCCTTAACGCAACCTGCGCCTGCCGAGCACCAGTTCCAAATTCGCCATGCCCCTGTCCGCGATAGGCGAACATGGCCGCCTGATTTTCCCGAATCGCTGCAGAAATTAAACCTATTGCCACCGCAGCACCAGCGGCTGTCGCAGCCAATCCCTTGAGGGCAACGTGATACGACTTGACTAAAAATCTTCCAGTAATAAAAAGAGCGTGAACACCAACCAGAGCAACGCTCATTGCGCCAATCGATATGGTTGCAAATTTCAATCCCTTAACAAGCATCGCTTGAAGTGCTGCACCTAATGCTCTCATCATGTGATGGACTTTATACATCACTCTTTCTAATTTTTTTGTCTCGTTCCCCATGCCCGCAAGTGCTACTTTTGCAGCGCTTGCCGACCCCGCCAGTTTTAGCAATGACCTACTGGCGCCATCGGCAGCCTTGGCCATTAATTTAAGCCTGGCACCAGTCTTTGTTGCGTGGTCGCCCAACTCGTCAACGCGTTCCGTTGACCTTGTGGGACCTTCGTCGCGTGTTGTTCTTACCCTAAGGGTAATATCTCTGGATGTTTCAGCCATTGTGTCCTGAGCCTGTTAAACAGTTTTAATTAACTTGGGCCGAGGGGAGTGCTACCGTTTTTTATCCAGTTCGCGCCGTTCTCGTTCGCGGTCTTGCTCTACCACTTTAGCACAAGCCATAAGTATTAACCATTCATCAGGAGAACACCGCATTAAATCAAGTGGGTTAGTTCCCCAAAGTTCCCCAAGCCTTGCAGCGTTAATGATTAGGGAATCTTCGATTAATTCGTCGAAGACTCCTTCATAGGGTCCTCGGTGTCAACCGTGTCAGAATATCCAGCAGCCTCAAGGATTGCCACTGCCGCTGACTCAACATGTGGGTCAACGCCAAAAAATGCCCGAACACAATCTGGTTGTGGCCTGGTCGTGTCAGTCATTGCCAAAATGAGGTCTGAACCAAAAGTGAGTTCGTTGCCGTCATGGTCGCGCACTTCCTCGTTGTCAAACATGATGCCACGTGTTGTTGCGCCAACAACCATGCAGGCGAATCGCAATGCATCCATGCCAGCCTTTGTGTCCTCACCAGCAGTTTTGCGCCACGAGCGGATTTGATTCTGCGTTATATTTGGGCTGATAATCAACTTGACATTGGGGCGTTCTGGAACGTTTAGATAAACGACAGGACGCTCAACCTTTCGTTTGATTGCAGCACTAAGTTGGTCAAGAAGGGTTGCTTCGCTCTTCTTTTCTTGCTTATCAGCCTTTGCTGGCTTCTTTGGTTCATCTGATGATGTGTATAGTTCGCTGTTGCTCATAAGGGAAAACCTAGCACACAACCCATCACCCAGTTGTAAATTATTAAACTAATTTACTTACTAGCGACCTTTGAAATTGAGAAGGTAAGAGCAAAGGTTGATGGTGCGCCAGAGGACGAGTCTCCGTCTGGCTCGGTCAAACCGACCAAAAGGGCCTTTGAGTACATGCGGTCCAAGCCTGGCTTTTTGATATCGCAGTCGTACGTTTCGACCGTAATGTCGTAGTAGGCCTTTCCGACATACTCGCGCAACTTTGCGACCTTTGCCGCAATGCCAGTCGGACCATCAGATGCAACTCTGTCGTCGTCGTAGTGAGCGGTCAGGGTAATGTCGCCAATATCAAATGGAGCGCACAGCACGGTGGGGAAATCGTTTCCGCCCTCATAGATTTTCTCTACCGAAGCAGTGATTTCTCCACCAGAGACTTGAGCAAAACGAAAAGTTTCAAATTTGGGCAAGTCAGCAATCTGCTGCGTGCCATGCGGTTGAACTCTCGCAAGAACTTGTCGTTGCGCTACTTTTGCCATGATTTATTCCTCCGTTGATTAAACGACCGACTTGGTCAAGTTAGACTTAATGATGTCGACTTCAATCTTGTCGCCGACGCTAGATACTCTGACGCCGACCTTTGCTTTGACAAGACCATCAGCCAGTTGGGCAGTCGGGTTGAGCGACGCATCACACTTTACTGAATAACCAAAGTCGATTCTCTTTCCAGTGGTATCAAATGCCTCAAACAGGGCACCGCTAGTTCTTAGTGGCTCAAGAATCGCAAACAGTTTGGATTCAACAGCAGAGAAAACGGTGTTTCTCCCGTCGATGACGCTGAACAGCAAGTCTTCAAGTGAGCGATTCGCCTCAACCACAACTTGATTGACCACGTCCTGTGCGGTGATGTAACGGAAGTTTGACGTATCGGAAGACAGCGAACGAGCGCCATACACACGAATTGTGTTGTTAATGACACGAATTGCATTTACATGTGCGTCATCAAGTGCGTCACCGTTTGTCTTGTCAATATCAGTTGCAACACCATTTACAAAACTGGAAGTTGAAATTAGTCCAGCACCTGGCTTGTGTGCGCCAACCTGCGTATGTGCAACCGCTCTTTTCCCAGCGGCGTAGCCCACGGGCGGAATCAATCGATTAACGCCAGAAACGCTTGTTGGAACATAAACCCACGGATAGAAATAGGCGACATGCTCAGCATTTACGTTAGCCGCAGCCAAAGTTTGTCCAGCAGTCGTTGCCTCTGCAATCGTGTCGTCAAACGGGCCACTCAAAAAGGCAACTCTGTTGTATGCATTCGCATGATTTGCCAAAGCCGCTTGAACCGTTGCGTGTGACGATTCCGCACACATGACAACACCAGTTCCAAATGATTCAAGGAACAAACTGAGCCCAGCGACATAGTCGGCTACGACCACGGTTTCTTCATTGTCATCCCCAGCACCAAGTGCGACTGGCGATGCATCGTTGTGTGGTACGCCACCCGCATCAAGGTCTGTTGCGGTTACAATTTTCGACACCGTTGCGCTGGAATTAATGCGACCGACTGCTTGCGCAACCGTCGTGACATTACCCGTGCTGAACACAAGCGTGCCGCCATCAAAAATCTTAATGATGAACGTACCAGAAGCAGTTCCTGGGTTTACACACTGAACGGTGATGTCACCGCTCCACGCACCAGGACCGTTGGCGGTAATCGTCATGACGTTCGTTCCACCAGCGCCAGCCGTTGTGTCGAGGGTTCTTGAACCAGTTATATGACCAGAACCAGCAACGCGCGCAATCCACGCTCTTGTGCCACCCTCTTCAAAGAATGTCTGCACCGAAGGATGCGTATACGAGTACGACGCATAACCACCATAGATTGCTTCAAATTCTGCGAGACTTGTGACCAACTTGGATGAAGTTACTGGACCACGCACCGTCTTGCCAACAAAGAATGCCTGCGATGTCTCAATTGCCGTTGTGGCGTTTGGTCCAATTCTGACTGCTGTTTGTATGCTTACGCCTGGCATGACACCTTCCTCACTATTAGAGAACTACGCGTATTAATTTGATTCCTATTGTACAGAACTGTTGTCTTCTGTGACAGCAACTGTTGATTCTGATTGAACTTCGACTGGCTGAACATTTTTTGCTTTTGGTTTTGGTGATTTTGCGGCTGAAACGGTGTGAAGCACTTGCAATTTTCCTTTTTCAATTTGTGCCCTGCAGATGGGGCATGATTCATCAATGGCCGCAACCCTCATGCTTGAAAGGATTCTGCCGTCTTCATCAATTTCAATGGGTCCCTGGGTAACGTTTTTAACAATGATTGCTGGACCCGCCACTGACGAGTAGTCGCCGTTTTCAATAATTTTGAATAGATGCGACATCTTGCGCAGTCTCCTTACGTATTGCGGTATAAATTGTACCCCATAGAGGGTTAGTCAATGGTATGGGTCTCAAAGCCAGAACTGACTAGAAGGTTTGTATCGGTAACGCCCTGTTGAGAAATCGACAATTCAATCTCTGAAATTTCTCCGATATCTTGACGGGTTACAACTTCGTTGATTCCAAGGTCGTACCCAACATAAGCACCACATAGAACTCTGTCACCTTTAAGTAGGGTGATTTCAGAAAACTCTTCTCTCATGCTGGATTCGTCAATGATTACCTGAAATGACTGCCTTGGGTCAACTGCCTGCAGACATGGGTAATCGAGAAGGGCAGAACGAACCACTGCCGTCAGTCTGTCTCTGGCAATAGTTGCTTCATCGGCGCCAACCGCCCTGCACCAAACGTAAGTTCTCATTGCGTAATTGACTCGATACAAGGGGTCTGGCCCATCAAATCCCATTCTGTCAAAACGAGTAGTCGATATAGCAACCGTAATTATTGTTGGCCAAACATCAAGAGCAAGTGGTTCATGCGTATAAAACTTAAGTGGTGTTGGTAGTTCGGTGTCTGATAGGTCCCAACCGTTACGATAACGCACTACTCGTTTTGGTAAATCGTTTTGCAAGTATGAAGAAACATAGTCTTTTGCAAAATGCGCGCCATGCATTAAATAATTTGGCATGATTAATCATTTCCTTCGACAATGTAATCACCAATTGCATCGGCAACTTCTTGTACCCATCGTTCTGGGGCAAAAAGTATTGGGCGCGCAGGCATCTTTTCGGTGCCGTATTGGTGAAAACGAGTTATTTTTCCAGTGAATGAAAATGTTGCCGTCCGTGCCCCACCGTCAAGTTTTGGACCACGTGCGATTCGCTGAAAAAGTGACCCAGTTTGAACCAACATCGGCGCACCAGGAAATGTCCTGGTCTTCCAGGAAGCATATTCTGCATCGAGTGGTTTCCACCCACCAGCGGGCAGTCCTTGGGCGGTAAAGTTTTCAATCATATAAGCCTTAAGACTTTGATGAACTTTCGGCCATACAGGACGTAAATCGCGCATCCTTTTCTTTACATCATCAAGATAGTCCTTGGTGCCATCGTCGTCTAGTTGAATGCTTATGTCTACATTCAATTCTTTTGGTGTTGCCATTATGCGATTCTTCTTCGCGCATATTTCTTTAGTTGCATGAGTTCACTTTCCAAAAATCCAGTTTCCGTTACCGCCACATTACGTGGATTTAGGTCCTTTACACCAACTACATCATCGTGCATGTTTTGCATTTCTCTTGTCGCAGCACGAAGAATCATGAGTTTGAACATCTTGATATTGTTTCCATCAAGTCCACCTTTATAGGTAACCCTGACAATATCGTTGGCATAACCGACGTAAACATCCAAACCATAGCGTCGAACGGTGTAGTCACTCCCGTTTGCTGTTGCGGCGCCCCCAGATGTGTATGCGCCAGTGACGCCAGAATTGTTGATGGAAAATGTATTTGTTGCCACAGCAGTTATTATTTTTGCGTTGATGTTGTAAGTGTTTGGTGACGCACCAGTTATTGTGACCGTTTGACCGAGCGTGAATCCATGGTTGGCGGCCGTGTAGGTTGCAGTTCCAGAAGCGACAGTTGCTGCTGTGATTGTCGCTGTTCTTTTTACTGCTTCACCAAGAATTTTATTATTTAATGTTGGTCCGTCTATTTCTACTTTGGACACAGAAACGATAGGGGTATTTCGCATATAAATTGTGCTTGGTGGCGCAGCGTATGTGATGATGCCG